ATCTGGGCTGACGTTGCCGCCATGCGGCAGGCCGAAGATTTGCGTGCCGTTGCCAGTCAATTCGTCGCAGGTTCTCCACGCCAGTGCAGTGCCCGCAAAGGCATTTGCTACGGGAGTACCGGCCAGTCCGCTGAAGTCATACCAACGGGCGGCGGTGTAAGTAGTGCCGCCCGTGATCTTGTTCCAGTCGGTGCGGTTGAACTTGCCGCTCGTGATTTCGTTGACCAGATCGTCCATTGAGGAAAATGGCATGGTGATTCCTTAGGTCCAGATGAATTGCGCTTGCCCGATGATCGGCCCCAAAGCGCCGGTGTTGTTGGACAGGTTGTATATGTAGTTGAGGTATGCGCCTTCGTAGATGCGTGGCAACGCAGCCTGTTCACGCAAAAAGTTTTTTTCAACCGTAGAAGCAAGCTCGTTCAGTGCTAGGTTGAAGAGTGGCTTGACCAGCACCAGCACGGCGAAAGCGCCTATACCTCCCGCGAGTTGAACTGACTGCACAGACCGCACGCCCCGGTCACCATTCGCCAGCGGCACGAACGGGCCCATAGAACCTACACCGCCTGGGTGTCCTGAGCCGTTCACACCGATAGAGCCCGAGATGCGAATCTGAGAAACAGTGGTTTTGGCAACACCGTCTTGGTTGGTGTAGTTCACCGTTATTGAGTTGCCAGCCCCAGTGCTCGGCGTTTGGCTGAAGAAAGCCATGCGCACGCCTTCGCCATCCGTGTAACGTGGCAACGACACCGGGTTGTCCAGAATCTGCTCATCCACGCTGTCGCAGTCGATGTACGGGTAGAACATCAAGTAGTCGAGGAAATAGACCGAAGGAAAAAACCCGCCCGTTCCGGCTTGCGTCAAGGACACAGACAGCAGATACCGCTCTTGCGTAGGCAACGTCGGCCCGGTGTAAATGCCCTGATTGCGCTGGCCGATGAGTTGCGTGGCCTCTAGCGCGGTGCCCAGGTATGCGTTGTAAACGGGCGGGCCTGAACTGCCAATGGAGGCGTCCCCAAATATGTTGCTGGTGCCAAAAGAACCCGGCACGCCAGTGCGGAAAAAATGCTGTGTGTGATGCCGCCCTTGCTGGACGGCATCTGCCACCTCGGCAACGGACCTAAACGGCATCAGGGTTCTCCAACGGTATCCACTCCACCTCGTCAGGCGACCACTCCACGCCCCCGTCAGGATGCTCCGAGCAGGCCGACAGCTCGGTGTCGGTCAGCGTCAGCAGCTCACGGCAGTGGGCGCAGCGGTACACCACATCAATCAACCGTGGCGGTCATGGCACCAGCAGCGAACTGCGGCTGAATGCCGTTGCTGATGGACAGGCTGGCGTTCAGTGCGCCCTTGAGCAGCAAATTTCCAGCACCAGTAGAGTCCGTGCCGATGCCGAAGTGCGTGGCCGTGGCGGTGCCCGCCGTACATTGACCGAACTGCACCAGCGCGGTGTTGGCGATGGTAGACACCGTTCGCGTCCAGCCGCCTGCCGTGCGGTTCACACCCACGCGGGCATAGCCGGTGTAACTGATCTCGTTGGTGCTTTGGTTGCCCGCCTCTCCAGGGTCTGCGCTGTGCAGCGAAATGAAGAACGAGCCTGCCGTGGCCGAGTTCTGCAGGCCAGCAGCGTCCCCGATGTTTGCCCAATCAACGTTGAGAAACAGGAGGTCGAGGAATGCCTCTTCGGCGGCGTTGGTCATGGACATGGTTCAGGCCCTTTCAGTCTTCGTTGACAACCTCACCGGAGAACCCGGTGGAGGTCTTGGTGATCTGGATCTTCTTGCCGCCGCCGCCCGTGGACACGATGATCGGCTGCTGCGGCCTCATGTCCGCGACCTGCCTGGCCAACGATTCAACCATGGACTTCAGTTCGTCCAGCGTTTCGCTGACTTTATCATCGGACTCATCGGCGATCGATTCTTCTTCGCTGCCGGATTCTTCCTCGGCCTGCTGCTGCTTGAGCGCCTTGGCCAGGGCAGCAAACTTCGCGGCGTTGTCCATCCGCATGTTCTCAAGCTCCAGCTCGCGCTTGGCCGCCTCGAACGGATCAACCTGCAGCGCTGCCGGCTCGGGCGTGGATTGCGGCTGCATCGCACCCTCAACCTCGCCTCCGATCTTGACCATGATCTCGGCCGTCTTTGCCTGCGTCAGTTCGGCGTCGGCCACCGTGTTGACCACATCGGCGCGGGCCTTGGCAGCCTTGGCCTGGGCCTCCTCGGCCGCAGCCTGCAGGAACACCGCGTTCGGGTCTTGCGGCTGGCCCTGCAGCTCGATCATCATCTCTTCGGCTTCCTCGTCAGTCGGCTTGATGACGCCCATCTTCACCAGGCGCATGCGGAAGTAATCCCTCACGTCGCCGATGCCCTCGCCTTCCATGTTCATCATGGCCATCGCCTGCAGGACTTGCTGCGTCTCGGCATCTTGCGTGATGGCCATCATGCCCGTCAGCGCCCGCACCGTGGCTGCGCGCTTGCTGCTGCTGCTGGGGCCGACTTCGACGTTGACGTCCAGCTTTGCGCCGCTGAGATCATTCGACAGCGCCATCTCGCCGGTATCGGTGACCATCGGCTTCATCAGCTCGATCTGCATCGGATCGCCGTTGGGGCTAATGCCCTTCATCTTGCGGCCTTCCTCGACGTAGACCTCGCGGGCCATGGAAAGCCACACCTCGCCGCAGCGCTTCATGGCCTTGGCGAAGTTGCTCATGTAGATGAAGGTCTGCATGTCCAGCCGCGTCTGGATCAACTCCACGGCCTTGCCGGAGGTATTCGAGACCATCTTGTCGGCCTGCTGCGAGGCGCCAAGAATCTCCTGCATGTCAGACTCTGTGATCTGCAGCAGCGCGGCCATCGCAGGCGGAATCGTCGGGCTCTTGGTGTACGCCACCGGCCCAGCTGCCTGCTGGCTTCCGTCAGGCCCGCTGATCGGGTTGACCAGCAGATACGGGTAGTTGCGCAGGTTGTCGTCGGCCCACATGACTTGGTGGCCGGCGACCTGCTCAGGCAGCAGTATCGGCTTCTCGACACTCGACAGCGCGCTGATCTCGGCGAGCTTCGACAGCTGCATGTTCTTCAGGCGCTGGCTGTCCTTGGCCAGGCGCACATGGCCCATACACCGCTCGATGTTGTCCACGAACCAGCGCTTGCCGTAGTTCGGGATCACCGGGATGCACTCGCCTGCGATGAACCCGGAGTCCTCGAGCACCTTGCCGCCGCTCATCAGGTACTTGCGCACGCGCTTGCGCTTGATCTTGCGCTGCCGAACCTCAACGCTGCCAATGGCAGCCAGCGTGTCCTCAAGCGTCTCGTCGGCGTCGAACTCGCTCTGACGGTATTTCTCTTCGGTGCCGTCAATAGCCCGGAACACGCGGATGGTCTCGGTGACGTCCTCAACCTTGAAGTACTGCGCCACGAACACAACGTCCGGCGTCTGCCAGTCGAACTCGTACTGGTGGACGATCTTCGGCCAGTCGGTCGGATCGTCTCCAAACTCCGCGATGTAGCTGGCCCGCGTCATGCTGGAGACCACGAACGCGAACCTGGCGTCGGACTTGTCCTGGCGCTTGGCGTTCAGGTCGAAGTAAACGCTGGAGTCCGCGTCGAAGATCGGCTCAATGCGGATGCGCTGGCGCTCGTTGTCCGGGTCGCCCTCGTCCTCGTAGACGGTGCGCAGGCGCCACGCCCCGATGCCGCCGCCCACGGCCTCCTCGAAGGCGTTGTCGTAGGCCTCGTCGGCCACGCTGTCCTGCTCGTCGGCGCGGTACAGGGCGTCGCAGGTCTCGGCCAGCTTGTCGGCCTCTGGGCCGCCGCCGTCCTTCGGGGTGAAGTCCACCGTCACGCGGTTGGCGCGGTACTCGTTGATGATGCGGATGACGCTCAGGTGAACCTTGTTCACCTCCATGCGCGGCTTGTTCTCGTAGATGTCGCGCAGCGGGCCTTCCCATTGGCTGCCGGCCAGGCTGTAGAATCGCCGGTCCTGCAAGCACTGCAAGCGCTCGTCGCGCAGCGCCCCCTGGATGTTGTCGAACTCGCGCATGGCCTCCGCATGAACGCGCACCAGTCGCTGTTCGGTCGATTCTCTGGCCATCAGTGACTCCGGGGATTGCGCATCGGGCGCGATTATGCTACGCGAGCGGGTGAAAGTCTATCGCCATCGGTGCGCGGTCGGAACTACCAGGCCGGCAGTGTCGATTTTCTTGGTCGTCGCGCCCGTGATTGCGGGGAACAACGCGGCCAAGCCCCAGATCAGCGCGTCGGCCCGGTTCGGGCTTCGGCTTCCGGTGTAGCCGGTCGTGGAGAACCCGCTCAGTTCGTCCTCCAGCTCGGGGAACATGCCCACATGCCGGACCTTGCCCTGCTCATACAGCGCCGCGAACGGCTCGGCCCGCACCACCTTGCCCCGGCTGGCCGTCACCGGGCGGAACGGCGTGCGCGGGCGCGCCGTCTCGATCACCTGGCGCACCATCGCGCCGCCGTAGTTCACCTCGGCCACCACGCAGTCGGCGCTGTGCCGGTCGAATGCCTCTGCGGCCACGCGGCCCCATGTGGCAGGGCCTGCTTTCACGGTCAGGTCTTCCAGCAGGTAGCACGCGCCATCCGTGGCCAGGCCGACCACGACGATGCCGATGGCGTCATTGTCCGCGCTCGCCTCATCGTCCGCGCCGCTCGGGTCCACGGCGACCACCACGCGCACCAGTTGCGGCACCGCGCCGTCCAGCACGCGCCATCGGTCGATATGCTCCTCTGGGAACAGGGCGTTCGGGTTCGCATCGGCAAACCGGCCCTCGAGGAATCGCGCCCGCATCCTGGCCGGCAGTGACTCCAGCATCCGCAGGTATTCCGGGCTCAGGTTCGCGGCGTTGTCGGTCGGGTTGATGCTGAAAGCCGCGTAGTCCTCGGGCCGTGG